ACACAATCACCGGATTCACATCGGCTACCTTTGTTGTGTCAGCCGGCGTGCTGTAGAGAGGAACCAACATGGCTGTTTTCACGATGACCAGCTGCTACATCGCTATCGGCACCACCTGGACAGGTACCGCACCTGGTGACCCTGGTACGCAAACTGTCAGCGGTACCCTCACCGGCACCGACCTGTCCACGATGACCACCAGCGTCGACCTGTCATTCAACGCCGAAGAACTCGACTACACCAACTTCGGATCGGGCGGCTGGCGTCAAAAAATCAGCGGCCTCAAGGCCGGTACCCTTCAGCTCGCGTTCAACCAGGACTTCGCAGCCAGCAAAATCGACGCACTGTTTGGCATCGGCGGCTCGCTCATGCCGTTCGGTGGCACCGGCGCCTACTATTTCGAGATCAAAAGCACCTCCGGCGCCAGAAGCACGACGAACCCGAGCTATGTCGGCCAGTTGATCCCGCTGGCGTACACGCCGCTCTCCGGTGCTGTTGGCGATCTCGCCACCATTTCCATCTCGCTGCCCACCACCGGCCAGATCGCACGACTCACCGCATAAATGGCGAAGCTGGCTGACTTTGAACGCCAGCTGAGAAACCTTGGCGGCGACCTAGAGCGACAAGGTCTCCTTGAGATTCAGATCGCTATAGGCAACCGCGCCATCGAACTGGTCGATCAGGCGGTGCGTTCCACACCAGTCAAATCAGGCCGGTCGCTTGCTGATCAAAACATGTCAGGCTTCAAAGCCAAAGGCGAAACCAAACCGATCAGCGCCCGCTACCGGCCCAAGGCCGAGTCGATGAGGATTGCACCACCAGGGAACGCCTACGGTCGCATGTCCATTCTTCAGTCAGGCACCAAAGCGTATGATCGTGGCGAGCAGCGTGTCCGCAAACGGTACAAGTCCAAAAAGACCGGGCTGGTCACCGAACGGTTGACGACTGTGAAGCACAAGCGTGGCGCACAGGCCGGCAAAGGCACTTGGTCTCGAGCGTCACAGGCAATCGAATCCGAGTACCTTGAGATTGCACGGAAGACGGTGCATAACATGCTGAACAAGGTGTTTGGGGTCTACTGATGTCCGAAAAACTTGAAGTCGTCATTGACATCTCAACCGAGCAGGCAATCAAAGCCGCCAAAGACCTCGCCAAAACCACGGCATCGCTGAACAGCGAACTGGACGACACCACCAGCTACGCCGAAAAGGTCGCTGACGCGATGGATTCGGCAACCGACAAAATGGTTGCGGACATGAAAGCAGCAGATAAGGCAGCTGCTGCACTGTCCAACGCCATCGGCCCCGAACTTGCCGGCAAGATCGGCACCGCCAAACTTGACGAGTTTGTAGGCCAGCTCCGTCGAGCTGGCGTTTCGTTTGACGACATCACGGCCAACGCCGACCGGTTCGGTGACTCGCTGCGCCGCATGGATGATGCGACTGGCAGTTTTGACAACGTCCAGCAGGCCGCTGCTCGCACAGGTGAGGAACTGGGCAAGTCCAAAGGTGTTCTTGCCAACTTCGTTGGCAACGCAGCCCAAGAACTACCCGGCCTGTCTGGTGCGTTCGGCCCGCTCAACACCGCGATCGGCCAGTTCGCGGAATACGCCACCGAAGGCGACGTCACTCTTGGAAGTTTCTTGAAGACGGCCGGCCCGATCGCAGCAATCGGTGCCGGCTTCGCGATCTTCTCGTCAATCATGAGTGAACTGGGCCGGCACGAAAAAGAAGTGAAGGAGCAGGCCGAAAAACTGGTCAAGGTGCAGACCGAACTAGCAGACGCTCAGTTTTCAACCGCTGCTAGCGACCTCGTTGGCCAATATGGCGATCTAATCACGAAGTCAAAAGCCTATGGTCTCAGCGCACAGGATGTAGTGGACACACTGCAAGGCAGTAACCTTGTCATCAACAGGCTGAAGTCACGTTACGAAGAACTCGACAGCGTTCAAAGTCGATTCGGCGCCATGTCAGTTGAACAGAAGGCTGCGTGGTCCTCAGAACGCGAGACGTTGCAGAGTTTGATTGACAAACTCAGTACCGCTCAAGAGGCGTACTCGTCATCGGGCGACACCGTCAAGAACAACGCGACGTTGACCAACGAACTCGCTCAAGCGTTGCAGAACAACGCCAAAGGTGCCGATGACGCAACTTCCGCCGAGGCTCGACGCACCGAGGCCGCAGCCAAAGCCAAGACGATGGCAGAGGCGCAACTTGAAGTTGAGAACGCACTTACCGACGCATACCT